ATTTGTACAAAAATAATTGAGTATTATTTTATAGAAATTTCTGTTGAAATTTGTACAAAAATAATTGATAATTATTTTATAGAAATTTCTGTTGAAATTTGTACAAAATACACATTTTTTTTAAAAATAGTATATAATATGTTAGTTAATTTGTATGATAATATTAATTTTAACAAGATTAAATTTAGTAGTAAGCCATATAAAAAGGAAATGATAGTTGATAAAGTGGTTAGATCTATATATTTTATAGATATTAATTATTATAAAAAACCATTGTATATTCAATTACCAAAATTATCAATAGTTAAATTAGAAGATTCTAAAATACAAATAGTAATACATGATTATTTATATCAAAAATTTATAAAACAAATAGAAGAACTTGTTATAGATAAAGTATATAATAATTGTGAAACGTGGTTTAATAAAAGATTTACTATAGATAAAATAATAAGTAGCTTAATAACACAAATACAATATAAAAATAATGAATATATATTAGAATTAAATTATGATAATGAAACTATATTTTATAATCAATATAAAACTCAATTAAATAAGAGCGATATTCAACTACCTATTGATATTATTTGTATAATAAGATTAGAGAATTTGCAATTTATTGATAATAAATTTACATATAATATTTTTTTAGAACAAGCAAAAATAATACAAAAATTAAGATTAAAAGAATATTCAATTTTAGAACAAAGTTTAGAAAATGAAACGATTAATAAAGTTTCTTTAGAAAATAACACAAGTAATATATCTTTAGAGAATAATTATTATGATCAATGTAGTAAAGAATCTATATTAGATGATGAATATTATTCTGAAAATAAATAAAATTAATAATATATAATATTATTATAATGTATTATAATACTATTTTAACATCACGTGATTTAACAAGGTATTTTAACGTATTTTTATTTATAAGAAAAATAGAAGCTGTAATAAAAATTCAAAGATGGTGGAGGAGAAATAAAATAAAAAAAAGAAATCGTATAGAAAATATTGTTATACGTTAATTTAAATAATATATTTATTTTATAAATTTATTTTAATAAATATATTATATGTTTGAAAAGGAATTAGAATTACTTTTAGAAAAAAATTGGTCAGAAGAAGAAATATCAATGATTAATAGATTATTAGAAACATTACAATATTATAAAAAACTTATCCCAAAATCTTTAAAACAAGAAATTGTAGCAGCTTTACAAATGTGTAATGTTTTAAAAACTGAACTTGATACATTTAGAGAAAAATGCAAATGCATACATGAAAAATTAAATGAAAACATTTCTTTACTTGAACAACAAACAGAACAACAAACAGAACAACAAGATAAAAATGAATAATAATTCTATTGATAATACTTTAAATTTTTACTCATGATTTTAAATTCATCAATGTATAATTATAAACAAAAAAATAAACAAAAAAATAAACAAAATTATAAACAAAATTATAAATTAACAGATAAAAAATTTACATATAATAAAGAATATCATTTTGAATAATAAAAATTAATTTAATAGAGTGAAATGGTCGTTTTGTTGTTGTGTTTTGTTTAATTCTTTTATTATTCCTTGTACACCAGAATAATAGACATTAATTTTATCATTTTTAGTAAAAATATTTTGTAAAGTTAAATAATCGTATATATTATCGAATTTAGGACGTCCTATTTTATAATTAAAAGGAAAATTATCATTTTGTGATCTTTCAGTAAAATAAAATATAAATTCTATATGAGAACTAAGTGATAAAAATGTATTTAATAACCAATATATATCATCTGATGATTTTGCAATAATAACAAATGATATTTTCGATTGAATAATCCAAGGATTTTTAGATAATTGTTTTAATGGATATGCAAAATTTGTTATTCCTATTCCTGAAGATATTAATAAATGAGGTTTTACAATTAAATTATTTGTAAAATTTTTTGGTAAACAATAATATGGTCCGTCTATTGATATATATATATCGTTTTTTAATTTATTATATAATTTAGATGTCCAATCACCTCTATTTTTAATATGAATAGAAACTGTATTATTATAATAATTAAAAGTATGAACTGTAAAAGGGTGCCATTCAAATAAATTAATTGACATACAATTAATATAAATAGTTTTTCCACAATAATTTTTATGTAATGGTAATTGTAACTCTATAATGTTATCATGATATAAAACTTCTCTTACTTTTACTTTATTAAAAATATATTTATATAAAATTTCACATAATATAATACTACATGGTAATATTAACCAAATCCAAGTTGTCGGAATAGGACAATATATATTCTTATATCTAATTGTACAAAAAGTTCCATGTATAATACATAATGCTAATATACAAAATGTTATTGTATAATGTAAAAATATATAAACAGAATAATTTTGATGTTTTATTGTCTTAAAAAAACTAAATGTAACTAATAAAATAATCAATATAATCATTATATTACCGGTTAAACCAACACCCCAATCAATTAATTGAATATAATTATCTACTTTTATAAAATTAATATAATGTGCTACAGAATGTATTAATGACCATGTTATAAAACTAAAAACAAAATATTTATGTATATTTTCTATTATAAAAGAGGATATATACATAAAACGTTTCAATAATTTAATACGAGACATTACGATCAAAAATAAATTTATATTGATTAACATAGCTGATGATTTTGCAATAGGAAACGATTGTTGATATTTTAAACATTCACATTTAAACATAGGATGTAACAAATAATAATACCATACGCCTATAAATATGGCGAGTTGTAATAATGTTATATTAACTAACCATAATTTCATTAATATTTAATATATATATAAATATCGTGTTTCTTTAAATTATTTTATTTACCGTATTCAAAATAAACGCTAAACCCATAATAAACGTTAATTGTATTAAGTAAAATCAACTTGATCAAAGGCTGATTGTAGAATATTGATTTGTTCATCATTAAAATTACGTTCTGGATATTCAATAATGAATTTTATATGTAAATTACCTTGATTACCTCGTTCGTCTACTAATCCTCGGTTATGAATTACATATTCTTTTTGTGGATTAATTATACCAAATCCTCGTGTATGTAATTCAAATGGTTTTATAAAATATGGTATAGTAAGTGTTTTACCAATAATAGAATCATGTAAAGAAATATTTGGTCTCCATATTAAATTTAATTTATTTCTTTGAAAATCAGGGTGATCATTAATTATAATATTAACAATAAATGATCCTGCAATTTCATTATTACGACATGGTTGTTCTCCCCATTCTGGAAATGTTATTTTAGTTCCAGATTCTATACCTGGTTTAATATTTACTTCAAATATATTTTCTTCTATAATAATTTTTTTATTATTACATATTTTACACTCAATATTATTTTTTGAAAGACCAGTACTATTACATATTGAACAATTATGTTCAATTTTTTGTATAAAAGGTCCAAAATGTTGATTTTGAATTATTTTACCATTACCATTACATGTTTGGCATATTTGTTTACAATTAATACAAATTTTATTTCTTTGTACTCGAAATTTTTTATTAATTCCAGTATATACATCATTTAATGATATATTACAATTATGTATATAGTCATTTTTTTTTATAATATTATTTTTATTATGATATTTAAAAAATGGATGTTCAAATGGAAAATGTGGATTGTCTTGTTGTTGAAAACTAGAATTATTGTAATTATTTCTTTTATTAGAATCAGATAACGTTTCATATGCCTTTTGGATTTCTTGAAATTTATTTTTATCACCGCCCTTATCAGGATGATATATTTTTGCTAATTTTCTATATGCCGTTTTAATTTCTTCATCGGTAGCAGATTTTGAAATTCCTAGTATATCATAGTAATCTGACATAATATATATTTAAAATTATTATTAATTTTAAATACATTTTTTAATAATAATAATTTTAAATCGTAAATAAACAACAAAGAGATGTTATATTATATTATATTGAAGTTGTAAGGGCTCTAAATTTCATTTTGGTAGATATCCAATCAGGTTTATTATCACTGGTATATTGTATTTGTCCAAAACCAGATAATGGTTCTGTTGTAATATAAAAATTTACACCAAGATTATCTCCTATGCTATTTGTATCTATAAACCACCCAGTTTTTTTCTTTAATCCCTTAATTTCATATAATGCATCATATTCATCAGTATTTGTAACAATATTTACACAAATACTTCCTGTAAATGATTTAATTTGATTATTAAATATAAATTCGGTTATATTAGATGGTGTTGTTTGATTATTTTGTGCATTAAATGATTTTTCTGCTGAAATATCACCTATATTAGGTGTAATATCAACATCTTTTACAACTAATTTATCACCAATAAATAATTCTTTATTAATTGAAACACCACCATAAGCAACAAATGATCCTGTTGTTAAATTAGTAGATGATGTAGTATTCTGAATAACTATAGTAGACACATCTCCTAAAATTAATTTGTTGTCTCTATAAATTAAATCTTCAGTTCCTATAATTGGATCAATACCATTTCCACGTAATATAGTATATGGATTTAAATAAGTACTTCCTGTACCACCTTTACTAACACTTAATGGCCTTAATGATAATAAAGGAATATCTTTAATAATTTTTATAATAGCATTTTCATTATTTGGATTTGTATAATGTATATAACCAATATCATTTACAGTAGATATATAAAATCTTATTCCAGTGTAATCACCTATATATCTAGAATTGATATCCCATTGGTTATTCACAACTACACCTTGAATTTCAAATAATGCAGATTTATTTAAATTTGGTATATTTACAAATATTGATACTTGAAAATAATAATAATTAATATCTAAATTTATACCAGGAATAATCAATGGAGTGGCTGTATTAGTATTTGCATTTAATATAATTTGTTCATTAGAATTTTCAATATTAATATAAATTGATCGAATTGTATAATCGACATTTGTGTTTGGATTAGTATACGTAATTATACCATTTCCCGAGTCTGTTCTAATAAAAAATCTAATACCAGTATAATCACCTATAATATTTGTATTCAATGACCATTCTGTACCATTAAATAAACAGTTTATTAAATATAAACTATATTTATTATCTAAATCACTTGAAACATAAATTAATAATTTCACAGAATCTAATGTAGAATTTGAAAAAGTTAATTCATTAATATCTTCAGGAACACTAATATTAGGTAACAAAGATACGTTTATTTCAGTATCATTATTAATTAATGAAGATGTAATGAAACGTATAGTTGTTATATTTGTTTCATTTAAATTTGTTTGATTTGTATTAGTATATTGAATAATTCCACTACCATTTTCTTCCTTTATATAAAAATCTACACCTGTTGGACGTCCTATTAAAGAACTAGTTAATACCCAATTAGTTCCAGAATTAAGACCTCTTAATGTATATAACGAATATGTATTATTACTTGATTCAACATAAACATTAGATATAAAAGCTTTAACTGTATTATCAAACTTAAAATTATATACGTCTTCTGGAACAGTTACATTATTATTTAATATAAAATATTGTTCAAAATGACCTGTATTACTATTTAAATCGAAATTTTCAATTTCATTATCTACATATCTTTTGTTAACAGCATCATAATCATCAACAGGATCTTGTACACTTTTAATATTTTGTAAATTTACATCTAAAGTCCCACCTATATAAACATCTTTTTCAAAACTTGCACCACCAGTTACATTTAAGGCACCTCCACTACCAACACCTATAGCATTTGTTGTATTTGTGAGAAGTATACTAGATTCATTTCCTAATATTAATTGCTTGTCTCTATAAATAAAATCATCTGTTCCAATTATAGGATTACTACCATCACCTCTTAATACAGCATAAGGTTCTAAATAAGTGTTGCCTGTTCCACCTTTATTTACAGGTAATGGTTTAAATACATTAGGTGCGTTTTCTATATATCTCATATATGCATTTGAACTATTTGTATTTGTATATTCTAAAATACCTATACCAGAAACTGTACTCATAAAAAATTTTACACCAGTAAAGTCTCCTACAAATCGTGAATTTAATTTCCATATACCATCAGATAATAAACCAGTTAATTCATATAATGCTAATTTATTTTCGGATGGAACTTCTACTGCACATGTTAACTGAAAATTATTATCTACAGCTGAATCAAATGTTAACTGTGACACCCCAATACCAGTTGGATTTACTGTATTTGCTAATAAAGTTAATTCACTTTGTGATGTTAACATTTCAAAACGTATTATTTTAACTACATAATCAGTTTGACTATTTAAATTAGTATATTGTACAACACCAGCTGTTGATAAAGATAATATATTAAATGTAACACCAGATACATCACCTATATTATTTGTATTAATCGTCCATACATTATTTCTTAAAATAGCATTTAATAAAATTAATCCATATTTATTATCAGTTTCACTTGCAACATAAATAACTAATTTAAATGTATCTATTACACTATTCAAAAAACTTAATTCCGGAATATTAACTGGAGAAACTGTATTTGGAAATAATGAAAGGTTAATTTGTGTAGAACTAGCTACATTATCGATTTGTTTAATAGTATCAAAATAAATTTTTGAAAATCCAATTGTATTTAGATTAGTATATTGTATTATAGCTGCTCCAGAACTACTTCTAACAAAAAATGTAACACCTGTATCATCTCCTACATATGACGAATTTATATACCAATTATTGTTTGTTTTATAACCATAAATAGTATACAAAGCTCCAATTGATTGATTAACTTGAACAAAGATTTTTGTTACAAATGCTCTAGTTGTATCTGGATAAGTTAAAACAGGTATGTCTTGTGGTACAGTAATGTTATTATTTAAACTAAATGATGTCGATGTACTTATATTAATACTACTAAGAGCATCTTCTAAATATCTTTTATTTACAGCATCGTAATTATCTACTGGATCTTGTACATTTTTGATATTTTGTAAATTTACATCTAATTCGCCACCTATATATACGTCTTTAAAAAAACTAGCACCACCATCAACTGTTAATGACCCCCCACTACCTAAACCTATAGCATTTGTTGAATTTAATAAATTAAAAATTCCATTAAGATTTAAATATTCCCCATTATAAGTAAAACTATTATAACTTGTTAGAGAATTAGAACTAGATGATCCAACAAGAATTTGTGTGCTACCAAAAGATCCAAGAATATTACCATATGTTTTACTATCTACATAATTTTTATTAACAGCATCTGTCGCTAATATAGGATCACCTAAGTTTTCAATTACATTATTATTTAAATCCAATGTTCCATTAATAAAAACATCTTTGCTTACTGATAATCCTCCATAACATACAAATGCTCCCGATGTACCGTCTGCATTTGTTGTATTATCTATTACTAATGGTATAGCTAATGAAATTTTTGTTGTATCAGTAGTAAAAAAATCATATCCTCTAATAGCATCTCCATCTGAATCTGCTATAATAATTTGCCCTGTAGTAAAATTTCCAGATAATTTATTAGCTACTGAATCTACATAATTTTTATTAACAGCATCAGTTCCTACTGATGGATCATTTGGTACATTTATAATTCTGTTATCATTAACATTTGTAATACCACCTATGTTTAAATTTTTTCTAATACTTGCCCCACCAGCTATAGTTAATGCTCCCCCTGATGTTATACTTGATGAATCTTGTGTATGTTTAATAGAAATTCCACCTTCAACAATAATACTTGCACTAGTTAAACTTTCACTTGGAATAGAATAGGGAACTAATAATTGTCCATTTTTAAATTCTACATTTTGAATTCTTACACCATTTGTTTGATTATATTCTTGTATTTTATCAAAATACAATGTCCCAGATCCTTCAAGTGAACCATCACCTTGAATTAATGGATGAGCTGATGGCGTTAATGATAAATTTCCTTTGATTAAAAAACCTTCTAAATTCTGACCAAATCCTGAATCCATTTTAGATTTAAAATATCTAACTACTAAATTAAAAAAATAATTTTTATATCACTTTTTAACGATTAACTATAATTAGATAATTTCAAACTAGATAAATTATAAATTGAACTATTAGAATTCTGTATAATTTTATAATATAAGCTTTCTGTAAAAAAATTATCAGTGTATTGAATAAACATTTTATGAATATCATTTTGTTTTATCTCATAAAAAGGAATTTCTAAAACTTTTAAATAATTAATCCAATTTTGACATTTAGTTGTTTCGTTATTTATAATTACAGGAATAACACCTAGATATAAACTTTCCCAAAATCTATGAGTATCTATACCATTTCCTCTTATACATAAACAAAATCTATGTGATGCTAATTCTAATAAATATTCATTATATGGTTTAGAAACGGCTAAATTAAAACTATTTAATTCTTTAATTTTATCTAATAAATATTTTCTATAGGAATAAGTAGCTGGATTGATATTTACATATATATTTTTTTGTTTTTTATTCTTGTATGTTTTTTTAATTGTACTATACAATTCTACTAAATCTCCATGTTTCCACATAGAATTTGCTATTCCTATAGGTAATAAATTTAATTTTGTATTATAAAGTGAATAATCTATATTTTGAGCATAAATTTTTGTTATAATATTTGAATCTACTAACTCTTTATATTTATCATTAAATGAATGGTCGGAATTATGTATATATAATATATATTGTATAGAACTATCTAAATTATTTAATATATACTTTACAAAAAGATCTAAAATATGAGTGTATATAAATAATTTTATTTGTTTTGTATTTTGTTTATTACAAAAAGATTTAAAATGAGAATTTAATAAATCAATGTTTATATTTTTAAAATCTTTTATAATTATAACATCCTTAGCATAATTATTTATATTTTGATGAAAATCATAAATATCTTTTGTTAATAATACAAAATCACATAATGATATAATTCTATCTCCAGTTATTATTTCCTTAAATATTAAATTATTTATACTAGAAAATTCATTCAATTGCTTACTATGAATATGTAAATTAGCAATTCTGTTTAACGTGATTTTATTGTATATATTGTTTATTTCTGGATTTGTACATAATGGTATAGTAATAGGAATGTTGATGTGATCAATAATAACCTTTCTATTTATAAAATTAAATTTATTAGGTTTTACAATACTTGTTTCATTTACAAAACCTCGAGTTGGATTATTAAATTGAACTAATAAGTTATTAGAATTTGGTATATTTTTAAAATCTACACCTCCTAAATATTGTCCTAACGCAGCACCATCAAAAATTATATTAGTTTTAGAACTATATACAATATCTATTGGTAAATTTATTTGTTCTGAAAATGATCCTAACAAATTCATATCATTTACAAAATTTTCACTGTTTTTAAATGTATTTGTCATAAAATATGTTAAATTACTTATTGAATAAATATTTGGAAAAAATAATAAACTAGGAATTACTCTATTAGGTGAATCTTTAATCATACATATTTTATTAATTTCTGTTAAATCAAATTCTTGTTGTATATATTTATATAAATTACTAAATGATTCATACATCATAATATCATTTTCAATATGAAATACATTCGATAATTTAAATAACTGCATTAATTGACTAATATAATAAAAACGTGATGATGTAGAAATCCAAAATCCATCCCTAAATTCTGATATATTTTGATATTTATTATTTATAACAGTTTTATAATTTTCAAAATTTTCGTCAATTTCTCGTTCCAATATAGATAAAGAGATTACTTGTATAACATTATTATAATAAAATTTATCTTTTGTATATAAATCAAAATCAAATTCTAATAATTTAGTTTTAAATTCGTTTATAACAGAATCGTCAATAATAATATAAATTTTACAACTATAATGATTAATTAATAAACATTGATACACACAATCATATATATAATCAGGTAAAGTCTTTCCGACATGTATTAATACTAAGTTTATTATTTTTGACATTAAAAAAAAATGATTATTTATTTATATATATATTTAATATACATTACTTTTAAATAAAAATGTGTGGGATTTTTGCATTAATTGAAGAAACAAAAGTTGATCCTAAAAATGAAAATGATGTTTTGAATAATTATAAAGATATTATAGATTCTGTTGTAAAAAAATTAAATCATCGTGGCCCAGATAGTATAGGAAATAAACTTATTATTGATGATAATAAAACATTATTAATGTTACATACACGTTTAAAAATTAATGGTGATAATAGTTTTCAACCTATAGTAAATAATGACAATACTGTTTATTTAGTAATTAATGGTGAAATTTTTAATTGGAAAAGTTTAGAACAAGAATTAAATTATAAATGTAAACAATCAGATTGTGAAATTATTATACCTTTGTACGAAAAATATAAAGATAATATACCAGTATTATTAAACAAATTAAAGGGTCAATTCTCATTTTTTTTGTATGATTTGAGAAATAAATATGTTTTAATAGCTAGAGATCCAATTGGTGTAACACCACTTTATGTTGGATATCATCCTACTTTACAACGTTTTGTCGTATCATCTGAATTAAAATGTTTAACTATGGAGGACAAAACTGTATGTGAAGAAATTAATAACCAAAAAGAATTAGAAATTCCTTGTTGTAATAAAAATATAGATAATAAAGATAAAGATAAAAGAAGTTTTGTAGATAATATTAAAATATTTTATCCAAGAAAATATATATATACATCTATAAAAGATAAATCAATAAATAATTTAATGGAATATTCAAAAGAATACATGGATTTTTATAATGAATATAATGTTTTAACAAATTTATCATATAATTTAGATACTGACATTTTAAAAGTAAGAAATGAAATTACAACTATTATTAAAGATAAATTGACAAATAGTGTTAAATCACAATTACGAGATTTAATTAACTCTGATTCACCAGATTTTGGTGTATTATTATCAGGAGGATTAGATAGTAGTGTAATTACAAGTTTAGTTGTTTCATTAGCTAAATCAATGGGGTATAATAAAAAGATCAAGACTTTTAGTATTGGTATAAATAAAGACGTACCAGATTTAATAGCTGCAAGAGAAGTATCTAAATTTTTAGACACTGATCATCATGAATTTTATTTTACAATTAAACAAGGTCTTGATGCAATACCATCTGTCATATGGTTTGCAGAAAGTTATGATTGTACAACAATTAGAGCAAGTACACCAATGTTTTTATTAACAAAATCTATTAAAAATAAATTTCCAAATATTAAAGTATTATTTTCAGGTGAACTATCTGATGAATTACTTTGTTATTTATATGGTGCAAATGCACCAAGTGAATTAGATTTTCAAATAGAAACTATTAATTTAGTAAGTAATGTGCATTTATTTGATTGTCTAAGATCAAATAAAATGTGTATGGCTAACTCTATAGAAGTACGTGTACCATTTACCGATATTGATTTTGTCAATTATGTATTAAAATTACATCCTAAATGGAAACTATTTGGTAAGGAGAATGAAATAGATAAAATATTAGATAGAAATAAAATGGAAAAACATATTTTAAGAGATGCTTTTAAGGGATATTTACCAGATAGTATTTTATATAGAAAAAAAGAACAATTTAGCGATGGTGTAAGTGGTTTTAATAAGGAAAATGATAATTGGATTGATGCAATTACTTTATTTTGTGAGAAAAAATATAATTTATATGATTATGAAAGATTTCGAAATAAATATACATACAATAAACCAGATACTAAAGAAAAATTATATTACAGAAATATCTTTTGTCAATTTTTTAATTCAACAAGTTATAAAAATACAAGTGAATTTACTGTTAAAATGTGGGAACCTAAATGGTCTAATACAACAGATCCAAGTGGACGATCTCAAACATTTTGGGAAAAAAATTAAGTAACTTTTAAAAAAAGTAGCGTAGCTTCAAAATTACTTTTTTAAAAGTAACGTTTTGATATTAATCTTTATTGTAAATAAAGTAATAATTTAAAGAAAATTTTTTCTTTATAAGTTGTAATACAATATATATGCACATTATTTTAAAAAAAATACAAGAAAAAATAGATGTTTTAAATATATTTTATGGTGATGATACAATTCTTATTAATAATTGGATTAAAGAATATATTAATGATGATATAGAAACTTTTAAATTAGAACCATTAAATAAAGACGTGCGTTCAATATCATATGAAATTACAGAAAATCAAACGAATTTTGAATTAATAAGACATATTAAAAAAATAAATAAAGGATATGTTTATAATTCATCTGAACGATTAACTGAAAATGTTTATACTATTAATCTTTTAGAATATAGTGGAGCTAATACGTTTAATATACAAAAATGTAATTTAAAAGAAAATACTAAATGGGCAGATATTAATAATGAAATTAATAATAGAGTATTAAAACAATTAGATAAAGAATCATTATATCAAATTTTAAATAAAATACAAGCATCCATAAAAGTTAAATCAAATTGGAATTATACAGAATATACTAGTCTTGTTTCTGAAATATTAAAAATATTTAAAAAAGATTTATATAGTTCAATAGCTAAACGTCTTAAACGTTTTGGTAAAAAACATTCCAATTATAGTAAAATTACATTTACAACAGAAAAACTTTCAGGAATATCATGTAAAGTAGAAACTTTTAAAGACAAAATCGAATAGGTAACGTTTTGAAGCTACGCTACTTTTTTAAAAGTAACTAGTCAGATTCTTTTGAATGTTGTAAAAAACGTTTATATTCATAATCTGTTTTATTTTTACTAACAACTTCGTAATCTGTTTTATTTTCGCTAACATTTTTTTTAATATTATTTAATTCATTTTGTTTAAAATTTTGAATATCATTATCACTAATATCACCATGAATTTGAAAAATATTATAAATATTTGATAAATTATTACATAATTCAGTAGATGATGAAGATGATAATTCTTCAGTTTTTGTAAAATTTACATTTTCAGTTTTTAAATTTTTAATATTTTGATCATTATTTTCTGTTATAATTTCTATTTTTTGAATTTTATCAGCAATATCTGGTAATGCTAAATTTGTATCTTTAAATGTGTTTTTAAATACTTGTATTATAGATTTTAGAATATCTGGGTTATTTATAACTAATGTATCATAACGTTTTAAATTTTCAGATAAATATATTGTAGCATTTATACGATCTTTTCTATACATACACATTTGTTTTTGAATATCGTGATAAAGTTCATTAAATTGTAAAGATGCATTTATATGTTTTTCAACTAAATGATCATATTTAAAAAAATTTTGTAAAATAGTTAAAATAGTTATAATATAAATTAATATTTGTTTTGAAATAAAAATTGCCTTGTTGTCTTCAATATAACTTGGTGGAATAATAGTTTCAGCTGATAAGAATACTGCTAAAATAATAAGCGTAATATTAAAAATAGAACTTGTATTTTTATAATAAGTACTTGATCTTTCATGCATCCATTTATAAGAAGCTGCATTTTCACCTATAGAAATAATTAATCTTTCATTTTTATCGTTCCAACCATTATTTAATAACATTATATTTGTTTTATGTAGAATTAAGTTTGAATTATCTGTCTGACTATTTGCATCTTTTTCTAGCGAAATATCATCGATTTCTCGAAGATTCATTAAAGCTAATTAAATAAAATTAATTAATTTTAAATTAAATAACAATGGTGAGGATTTTTAAAATAGAATAGTAAAAGTAGATAATATGGTTTAACTTAAATTTATTTAATTAAAAACTAAATAAATTTAATAAATTTAATAAATTTAATAAATTAAAAAACTAAATAATTTTTCTAGAACTATTATATTAGATGAAGATCAAGAAAAGAGATGGACGTTTAGAACAATTATCTTTTGATAAAATTATTTATCGTTTAAAAAAAATATGTAATGATAAAGTTTTAGGTGCATTAAAATCAATAGATCCAGATATAGTAGCTCAAAAGGTTGTGTCAAGTATTTATGATGGAGTAACATCGTGTGAATTAGATGAAGAAGCAGCTAGAATTGCAGTTAGTATGATAGATAATTTACAATATCAAAAATTAGCATCTAGAATTATTATTAGTAATGCGCATAAAAATACACATGAATGTTTTAGTGAAGTTATGGAAAGACTTTATAATAACACTGACAAATTAGGAAAACATGCACCAATTTTAGCAGATGATATTATTGAAATTATTAGAAAACATAAAAATACACTTAATTTTGCGATTGATTACAACAGAGATTATCTTTTTGATTATTTTGGATATAAAACATTGGAACGAAGTTATTTACAAAAAATATGGAATGTTAAAAATGAACGGATGGAAATAATTGAACGCCCTCAACATTTATATATGAGGGTTGCAGTTGGTATACATAAAGATGATATTGAATCAGTTTTAAAGACATATCATCTTATTTCTCAACATTACTATACACATGCAACACCTACCCTCTTCAACGCTGGTACTCGATTAGCAAGTTTAGCAAGTTGTTACTTAATCGGATCAGACGATTCTATCGAGGGAATTTTTATAACAATTACTGATTGTGGTAAAATATCAAAATTAGCAGGTGGTATTGGAGTTCATATTACTAATATTCGCGCAAAGGGTAGTATGATAAGGGGGACTAATGGATTAAGTGATGGAATTATACCAATGATAAAAGTGTATAACGAGACAGCTAGATATATAAATCAAGGTGGGAAAAGGAAAGGTTCTTTTGCACTCTATCTTGAAACGTGGCATGCAGATATCTTAGAATTTTTAGATTTGAAAAAAAATCAAGGTCATGAAGACATGAGAGCACGTGATCTATTTTATGCAATGTGGATTTCTGATTTATTTATGAAATGCGTTGAAGAAGATTCTGATTGGTATTTAATGTGTCCTGATGAGTGTCCTGGTTTAAGTGATACGTATGGTGAAGATTTTGAAAAATTATATAATAAATATGTTACGGAACGAAGATATAAACGTGTAGTAAAAGCTCAAGAAATATGGAGAAAAATTTTAGATGCACAAATAGAAACTGGTACTCCTTATATTTGTTATAAAGATGCAGTAAATAAAAAATGTAATCAAAAAAATTTAGGTACAATTAAATCGAGCAATCTTTGTGCAGAAATAAATTTATATTCTGATGATAAAGAATATGCTGTTTGTAATTTAGCATCAATTGCATTGCCAAAATTTGTTAAATACGACCATATTAATAAACCATATTTTGATTTTGAACATTTACGTCAAATTTCAGAATACATAATTCATGCAATGAATAAAGTAATTGATCATACCTATTATCCTGTACCAGAAACAAAATTAAGTAATATGAAAAATCGTCCAGTAGGCCTAGGTATACAAGGATTGGTCGACGTTTATGTAAAAATGCGTTTACCATTTGAAAGCGAAGATGCAAAAAAATTAAATAAAGAAATATTTGAAACTATTTATTATGGATCTTTAAGAGGTTCTATAGAATTAGCTAAACGAGATGGTGCTTATAGTTCATTCCAAGGTAGTCCATTTAGTGAAGGTAAATTACAGTTTGATTTAGCAGCAGAATATGATGGCATAGACTTGACAAATTATTTATCAGGACGTTGGGATTGGGATTCTTTAAAACAAGATCTCGTAAAATATGGTAGTAGAAATAGTATGTTATTGGCTTTAATGCCAACTGCCAGTACAGCACAAATTATGGGAAATTCAGAATGTTTTGAACCAGTTGATAGTTGTATTTTTAAACGACGTGTATTATCTGGTGAATTTATTGTAGTTAATAAATATTTAGTAGAAGATTTAGAAAAATTAAATTTATGGAATAATGAATTAAAAGACATGATTATTGCAAATGATGGAAGTATTCAAAATATTGATATAATTCCTGATGACATTAAACAATTATACAAAACCGTTTGGGAAATTAGTATGAAAAGTGTAATTGAACAATGTCATGATCGAGGCGTTTTTATAGATCAAACTATGTCTATGAATTTGTTTATGGCAAATCCTAATTATAAACGATTAACTTCTATGCATTTTTACGCATGGAAGAAAAACTTAAAAACAGGAATGTATTACTTAAGAAGTAAATCTAGTGCAAGTGCAGGTAAATTTTCTATAAATCCTGAATTAGAAAAACGTATCAGAGAAAAAAAGGAACGTGGTGAACAATTAGAACAAGAAGAACAAGCAGCTACATTAGCATGTAGCTTAGAAAATAAAGAAGATTGTATGATGTGTAGCTCTTGAAAATATATTAATTTAGACTTTTCTTTTATTAGAAATTTATATTAAATTGGTATTTGCAGTAAAAACAATACTTAAAACAATACTTAAAGCTATAGAATCTAAATGCATTTATAGTGGATTTATATAGGAATATACCTGATTATTTTAATATTAATTTTGTTTTTAATATTATAAATAATTAAATA